ACGGATCATCCCAGACCCACAACGGCCACGACCAGTCATTGTTGTTGAAGAGCATGACACGTCGTGTAACCTTATCCCAAACGCGCGCGACACGTGTGTACTGCGCTTTGCGGAACGACTCGTTATCATCGAAGCCGTACGTTTTGTACGTCATGCCGTCGCCAGTTTCGCGGATCAGCGAGAACTGTGCAATCTCTTCATCGAGACCCTGATTGTCTGTTGACCCCTTCAACTTCATTACATGTGTTGGCTGGAAGATTGACTTCCATTCACCTGTCTCTGCGTCCTTCGAAGAATACATCGCGCGCAGGAAATCTGTCGGAATGAAGTCGAAATCGATCAACCACTGCGCGTCCGCTGTGTTCTCGACTGCGGCTGGATCAATGAGAATGTCGAATGGAGTACGCACACGCACATACGGACCTGCTGGACGAAGATAATCCATCTTCGCTTCCAATGCCATCAATTTGCCTTCGACTTCCTGAATCTCTTTCGTGCTCTTTGCGTTCTGCAATTCGAGCGACAATTTATTCAGTTCCTCAAATGCTGCTTGGCTGCTCGCTTCACGGAATGTCCAACCCGTTTCAAGCCACGCATTGTTCGTAAGCACACCGAGCGAAATGGCCCGGCGAATCTTCGGCTTCAAGTTTACACCGGGTTCCGACTTACGTTCGAATAGTTTGTTGATCAGACGCTCAAGACGCAATGCAAGCGGCTTCATATCATCAGTCGGTGCTGTAGCTTCAATGACAGGATTCTTGCTGTATAGCGTCGGAACGAGTGATGCCGTATTCGCGAAGACAATGTTCTCTGTCTCCGAGAATGCATCTTCAATCTCGTCAACTTGATTCTGTGCAAGATCAGGATCACCCTGATTGCGGTGATTAAGTTGATCGTTCTTGTAATACTTGACGGCTTCTGTCCAAGCATCACTGACCTTCATGGCTTCCCGACGTGAGATTGCTGCATCCCGTCGTGACTTCCACAGCTTGCCTAGATGCTTCGACACAGGAATACGTGTATCACCAAGCATCTGATAAACAGGCTGTTGCTCTTCCCCTGGCTTTCCAGATTTGATCGGAATGTCACCCTTCTTGAATGATGCATTCAACGCTTCTGGAATTTGCGGCTCGTCGCTCATGCTCATCGGTATCGCGCCTTACGGTTCTGTGCTGGCAGTTCGCTTTCGTGCCAGCGCATTGTTGAAATCACTTGTGCAGCGGTAACAGGAATCTCACCAGCAATCTTGGGCCGTTTCGACATCAGATATTTGAGCGCATCCATTGCGTGATCTTTCACATCGCGAGGCTCGTCAAGTGGTTCACCGCTTTTGTCTTTTGCCCAATAGTAATCGCTGATCTCATCAAGGATGAAGTTGAGATCGCGATTGAAATACAAGTACGGTGCAGGAGCCAGCTTCGTCACTGGATGCGGGTGCATAGGACGTTCAGCAAGATAACCCTGTACCTTCAAGATGCCGTTCAGCACATCATTGTTGCCGCGCGTCATCAAGACGCCATTGCCGTTATTGCGAATCATCTCTGCAATACTTGGCCCGATTGTGCGCTGCTGTGTGCCTGTCTGTCGAAAGATCGATGGATCAGCAAACACCATATCCTGTAACGTCGTACCACCTGTCCACTTCCGACGAATATTTTTGATTCGCGCAATGATGTCATCAGGTGCTAGCTGCGTTTCGTAGAAGCCATCACAGACAAAGACATTGCCGTGATTGTCCACAAAAGCAAACAGATAACATGCAGGTGACGCTATTCCGTAGTCAAACCCTTCGCAGAAAGTTGGCTTGTAATATACTGAGAGTTTGCTAAAGACATGTTCAATGTCTGATCGATCAAGAACAGACAACTCATCATTGAATTGTGGGTAGACAAGTCCCTCGAATCCTCCCCATTCACCGAGCAAGAAACGTGTTCGCATTTGTCCACGATAGCCTGCTTCAAGTTTGTGAATAAACTCAGCAGGGAGATTATCTCTATTCTCATATGTTGATCCCTCGAACAACTCAAGCATCGGCAAACCAGTAACAGGATGAATCAATAAATCTTCACTGATCTTGCCGTACTTCTGGTACATATGCAGAGGCTTGACGAGTTTCTGATACACCCAATTGCGTGTCGGGTTCGATGTCAGCATCAACCAGCCGGGACCAACACGCGGCATCGTCTCGTCTTCACCGATATAACGCGCTTGACCGCGCAAACGACCGAGCAGATCGAGAAAATCTTTGTGCGTAATTTCAGGGTCTTCGATCTGATCGACAATAACCCAATCGTATGTAGCCGATAACAGATTCGACGTAGTACTCTCGTTGCTCTTGCCTTGTTGTGCAATGTAGCGAAAGTTCACAACAGTCCCGTTCTTCATTGTGCACGTGCTGCTTTTGTCAGCAGGCATCGGGAATGATTTGATCCACGACTGTGGACACCACTTGATGAACTCTTTGCGAATAGTGTCATTCAGTTTCGGCAATGTTGAGCGCGCAATCAGTCCGTTGCTGCCGGGGTAGTCTTTGACAAGTTGTAGCGCCTTGATCACATTATTCGCAGTCTTGCCATTCGCGAATCCACCACCGAATAGTTGTATCGGTGCGCGTGATGCTTGGAATCGCGCCTGCAAAGATCCGTCGAATATACGAAATGTTGGCATTAGCTAGCTACCCACTTGCCTCTGTACATACCCTTCACTTTGATAAACTGCGTATCTGATCCAACGAGCGAATACACTCCCGGTTCTGCGTTGAGTGTGTAGTGTATTGCCGGATTCGTCCCTGCGAAGTACACAAGTTGCGCATCACTTCCGTTGAGAACGTAACTTCCGGGTGCGGCGACAAGGACACGTCCGGTCTTGAGAAGAACAGAACTTCCACTGAACGTGTAAACGCCTGGACTAGCAACCAACCTGCGAGCGACACGGAGAGAAACAGCAGCACCATTGAGAGCAAATGCTCCCGGTGACGCCTGAAGATTGCGGCCCACACGAAGTACTTCCGCACTACCTGTAAGCGTAAAGACACCGGCAGCAGCTTGCAGTTTACGATTAGTAGTAAGAGTCGCAGCACTACCAGAGAGCGTAAAGACTCCAGCAGCCGCCGAAAGTTTGCGAGCCGTACGTAAAGTTGCGGCGCTTCCTGTGAGCGTGTACGAACCTGCTGCGGCTGTAAGTCCATATGCATTCCCCGGTGCAAATCCTGCGCGTGCGAGTAAGAGTGACATCAGTAACTCGGAACCTCGGCCCATGAGCAATCGATGTACCATGTAATGCCATACGATGTAACGTTCAGCACGCGGTTCTCGATGATGAAGCCTTCATTGTTTGCGAAGACGAATGGATGTGTGCTGCCGACATCATCAACACATTCATACGGTCCCCACATGAAAGTGGTCGAGATTGCTGCGGCAACGTTATATGGCAGGGTTGCAAAGAACTGTGTATCCTTTGTCAGGGTACCGCCCGTCATACCTGCGGCAGCACCACCAAGTGTCAAGTGGCGAACAGCTGTGCTGCCAGAGAACGCTGCCATTGTTGAGCGTTTAATAGATGTTACAGGTGTGACCGTGTTCGTTGTGTCAACTGCAGAGAAGCCTGTGCATCGATAACAGTCAAGACTGTTTTCCTGTGCCGTTCCTGCAGCAGTCTGCAAAGCACGAAGCGTCAGGCGCGTCAAGACGACGGGATTGCCGCCACCGTTACGCAACTCAAAGATTCGTGAGTTCGCTGCTTGTGCTGCCGTTGAGTTGATACGGACACTTGTACGGAAGTGACCAAGTGCACCGTACTCAAGTGGTTTGATATGCATGTGCATTGCGCGGAAACCTGTTCCGCCAACTTCAACTGCTGTGCCGCCATTACCTTGAAGAAGAAGTGCCATTACAAACCTCTAATTGTTCCAAACCCAACCAACGGTGAAGAGTCCATAAGACATCTGTGGCCGTTGCATTGGTACATCGATTCGCAGGAATGATCCTCTTTCACCTTTGGCGAAGGAACTCCACTGCTCCATAAGACGATTGTTGTTAAAAACATGAATAGTAAAACCAGTACC